AAACTCACAAGGAACTCTTACAAGTTTCTACGAATAGGTATATATTATGACAATGAAAAAAGGTGACATCGTTACAGTAGTAACAATTAGTGGTGAATACGTTGGTAAACTCCTTGCAATTTCTGATGATGGAAATGCAAGTGTTGAAATGGAGAATCCTAGAATGATTCTTCAGAATCCACAGGATGGAAGTATGGGGTTTGCAAAAGGTATTGCAGCTACAGGTGAAGAAAGTCCTACCCATGTTATTTTCAATCAGTATGTGTTTGTGACACCTTCATCTAAGAAGGTTGTAGATGCACACTTACAAGCTACAACTGGTATTGCACTGGTTAAGTAGATGACAAGTAGAGAAGGATACGATGCATATACACTATACCTTGGGATAAAACTACATTTCTATTCCAAGGACTATGACTTTGTAAAATACAACGGTCAAGTGAAAGCAGACATTAATTCTTTCTTAAAGAGAAAAGATAAGTATCACTTCGGTAAACTGTTTAAAACATACAAACAAGAACTACAAGATTTCTATATTGCAAATCTATCAGTTAAAGACCAATGGGTAGGTGACCTACTCAGTGAAGAAGCTGATAAAGTGTATAAAGAATGGAAGAACAAAAAACAAAAACAGTTCTACATGTTTGAAACTGAAGTTTCAGACCAAATAAGAAAATTTAAGATTGATACACTACTAAAGGTAGACAACGGACAACATCCTCGTCTACTGAAAGCTTATTTAAGTAAGAAGATAAGTATACAGACATTGTGTATTATGGATGAAATAATTAATTTCACCAAAGACTGGGAACAGTTGATTTCGGAAAGGGTAGTGTATCCTGAGGTGCATACGAAGATTAATAAGTATAAAACCTTCTTGAGTTATGACTACACGAAGTATAAAAAGAAACTAATCGAGTTGTGTTCTTAATGTATATTATTTCCCCTGTGAGAGATAACAGAGTTATATATAAAAAAACAAATCTCAAGAACACATTTCATATAAATATATTTGCACTTTTAAGGAAAAACCCTCTTGTAGAGTTGACCTTAATCGTGTATAATAAGATGGTGGACTACAGATGTAGTCTTAATACAATGCAATACGATGCTTAATATAATAGGAGAATACAATGACATCATTAGATAAGCTCAGAGCTGCAATGGAAGCAGCAACTCCCACAGCCAGTGGAGAGAAAAAATCCTACAATGACGATAGATATTGGAAACCTGAACTCGATAAGAGTGGTAACGGGTTTGCAGTAGTTCGTTTCCTACCAACTCCCGAAGGTGAAGAAATGCCATGGGTCTCATACTGGGATCACGGTTTTCAAGGGCCTGGTGGATGGTATATTGAGAAGTCTCTGACTACTCTCAATAAACAAGACCCTGTGTCAGAATACAACACTCAGTTGTGGAACACTGGGATTGAGGCAAACAAAGAACAGGCACGTAAACAAAAAAGACGTTTACACTATGTGTCTAATGTCTTCGTAGTTTCAGACCCTAAAAATCCTGACAATGAAGGTAAAGTCTTCTTATACAAGTTTGGGAAGAAAATCTTTGAACAACTCAAAGAAGCAATCTCACCTGCATTCGAAGATGAACAAGCAATCAATCCTTTTGACTTGAGAGAAGGTGCAAACTTCAAAATCAAAATCAGAAAGGTTGATGGATACTGGAACTATGATAAATCAGAGTTCGATTCAATTACTCCACTTTTTGAGGACGAAAATAAGTTAACTGAGATATATACTAAGGCACATTCTTTAAAAGAGATTGTTGCACCAAGTGAGTTCAAAACTTATGAAGAACTTAAAGAGAAACTTGATAGAGTCTTAGGACTTTCAGGTGGAGTATCAAACTCAACAGCTGAATCTGTTGCAGAAGACCTAGACGAAGTGCCTTGGTCAAATGTAAACAGTGCAGTTGCAGAAGAACCAGTAGTGTCATCTGTTGAATCTTCTCTTAGTGAAGACGAAGACGATGCAATGGACTACTTCAAGAGATTAGCTAACGACTAATTACTTGAGTTGGGGGGTGGTTGTTATACAATGAGTGTCCGTGATATAGACAACCACCATCGACTGAGACCGTGGATAAAAAGGGGGTGCTCAGTAGGGGTAAAGACATCAGCATCAAGCGGGGTGTCTGTGTGAAGAGCGGGTTGCTGTAACAGCTGGGGCTACTTCACAACTTTTAATAAGATATAATATATGAGTAAAGTAACACCAAGAATAGACCATAAAACAAAATTTGTTGAACCATTTGACAGAATGTTACGTAGGTGGAAGAAAGCTTGTGAAAGAGCTGGTATTGTTCAAGAAGTTCGTAGTAGAGAATTCTACGAGAAACCTGCATCTATTCGTAATCAAAAAAATCAAGACTTGCTTAGAAAGAAAAAACTTCAAGCAAAACGAGAGTCAGCAAAGGGATATCGTAGAAGGTAAAAAAATGAATGGCAAAGGTTCGAAACAGAGACCTCTTTCTGTTTCAAAAGATAAATTCGATTCAAACTGGGATTCTATTTTCGGAAAGAAACTAGAAACTAAAGTTCGTAAGGAAACTCCTAAACACGGACTGACCAGTGTCCATCTTGATAAAACAAAATATAATCGTAATAAGATTAAGCAGGAACTGCTGACACCCGACTTGCACTAGAATCATTATTTCTTATTCTTCCTGTTGAAGGAAGAACAGTCGAACTATTACTTACATTGTTATTGTTCTGTTGAACACTGTTCACTGACATATTAACATCTGATTGTGCTTCTGCAACATCTTGAGTTGCTTGACCAATCTCTTGTCCTCTACCTGAAGCTTCTAGAATTGATTCTGCTGTCATACCTCTTGCAGTTCCACTGAATCCTGGCCCTTCAAAAGAAACACCTTCTGCACGTGCTTGTTCTGCATATTTGTCAGTTGCTTTGTATTCTAAGTTAGTGATGTTTCCTTCTTCGTCTCTTCTAATACTATTGGGGTCAATTTCTGCATAACCTAATCTAATTTGGTCTTCAGCATCAAGGTTATCAATCTCATCTAGTGTAAGAGGTGTCTCAGGTGTCATTCCTCGTGAAAGTGTATCAGGTGGTGTTGACTCTTGTCTTCTTTGTTCTAACATCTGTGTAAGTTTATCTTTATCTTCTCTAGATAAATCATCATCTTCTAAGATAGCTTGTAGTTGAGCAGTTGATGCGTCTCCAGCCTTTGTCCAATCAATAGTAGACTTACCAAAAGTTTTTTCATCGTAAAGACCACTCTCTCCAGCTGCATCAAGTTCTCTTCTTCTTGCTTCTGCTGGGTCTTCAGTATTCTCCATGGCAGGTGCAGAGTCTTCTCCACCACCCCAACCTAACCAGTTCAACACCCAATCAGGTAGAACCTTCTTAGCAAAGTCTACTAGGATTTTACCAATGTCAACACCGAATACATTCTTGAAGAAGTCTCCGATTAGTGTGAAAGGTGATTTAATTAAATCCCATAGACCACCAAGCATATCCTGTAGACCACCGAACATTCTATCAAAGTCACCTGTAAATAGACCTGCAAAGAAGTCATAGAACCCACCAAAGATACTACCAATTGCTTCTATGATATTCGTAAAGTAGGATTTAACGGTTTCAAATAGACCACTGAACACACCAGTCTTTTCTTCTAACACCATTGCACCATAGACTAATGCACCTACCAGTGCTACAATTGCAAGACCGATTAAGAGATACGGTGCAAGGAACATAAGACCACTCATCAATGCAGTAAATGAAGCTGCAAGGAATGCTGCACCTGCTCTTAACATGTTAGCTGCACCTTTTGCTACAGTCTTACCAAGGGACTTTATACCATCACCCATTTTTGTTAATATACCACTTGCACCCTCTTTAAGTGCAGTTAGTTTATCACCTAACCATGTTCCTTCTAGGTTTCTTGCAATGATTGCTTTGGTATCACCCCATATCTTACCCATTACACTACCGATACCTTCAGCCATACTATAGAGACTATTGGAAAGACTATCTTTAAAACTACCAAATGCACGGAAGATATCACCAACTAGGTCTTCATTCTTAAGAAACAATCTACCGAATGCATTAGTCCATTCTACAACATTATCCAAGGGGCCTGCAAGATCAATCCCAAATATCTTTTTAAAATCACTAAAGAATTGTCCTGAGTCTTCTGACACTTCTTTCAAACCTTTTTCTAATATATCATTGAACTCATCACGAATCTCAATTTCAGTTTGGTTCTTATCTATGATAGCTTGTTTTTCTTTTTCAGAAGATTGTTTGAAATCTGACTTTACAGTTTTGATATATTTTGTTCTTTCTTTTTGTTGTTCTTTGATTAACTGTTCATACTCATAGATGTCTTTTTTATTTCCTGACTTTTTAACTTCATTGAGCATCCGATTACTTTCTTGAATATCATCATCCAGTTTTTTAAGTTTTGTATCATTTTTTAATTGAGTTTGTAGTCTTTCAGCAAAAGAATCATCAATGGCTTGAATTTCATCATTCATAGCATTGACTGCTTGTTGTGATTGAATAAATCTATCTAAGTCAAATCCTTCAATCTCGTCTGTGAACTTTTTGAGTTGATTCATTTGCCCAGCAGACATCTTAGATGCATCTTTAGATACTTCACCAAGTAGGTTTCCAATCTGAAGGAGTTTTCTAGATTGCAGAGCTCCTGCAAAAGTGTTCTTACTAGCTTCACGGACATCAATAATAGATTTAGCTAAGGGTGCATTACTTTCCTTAACTAAGTCAACCAAATCTTTAAAAACAGGTTTGAGACCTCTCTTACCTTTTTCTATTTCATCTTTTAAATTGGATAACTCACTCTTGAGTTCATCCGTTGTTTTTTTAATGTCGTCAGCCATTGACTATTTCCTATTGTTTTCCGAATGCCTTTCCAGCTTCTGCAATACCGAATGAACCTAAAGTAACCACCACGAAGGAAGTGTAGATAGTGTCTGATATAACTAAATCTTGTCCCATATAACCTGTGATTAAATCAGTGATACCAAATACCACCATCATAAAGAATGATATAAAACCAATGATTGATTTTTCATTGATGTGATTATCATCCATAAACAAAGAACCAAGTGTAAACTTTTCTTTAGGTTTTGCTTCTAAAGCTGCAACCTTAAGGTCTTTGGTTAAGTCTTCCATCTCTTTAATCTTGTCATTTGCATCGTCTAACTTTAACATTAGGTCGGTGTATTTTTCAAGGTCGATGTTAACTTCGTTCCTATTGTCTGTATTATCTGTCATTATGTGTCCTCAATAAATTGACTCACTTACACATAATAAAGATTATCTTCTAGTTTTGGCTTTAGCTTCTCTTGCCTTCTGCCTCTCCTTTTCTTCTTCTAGATACTGTAGGAGAAGATTTATGTAAATCTCTCTTTCCCATGGTATCATCTCGTCTAGTTCAGTTAATGAATACTTGTGGTGTTGCATTAACTGAAAGTTTGTGTTATAGTAGTTAAACACACTCTCATGAGAAAGAGCTATTAAAAAAAACTTTGTAAACCCTCAAGTGTTTTAGTTGACTCTTCACCACACAAGTTACACTTATATGAAACTGTGTGAGACAATTTAGGTGCATCATCAAAGAACTGACCTAACAGTTGAAGTTGACTGAGTGTGAGACTGTCTATGAATTCAGTTAACTCTGATTCAGAGATTTCTTTTGTATCATAAACATTTTCTTCATCAAAAACTTTAACAACTGACCTTTTCAGTATTTCAAATATTTGTTCATCCTGTTTTAATTTATCAATACCCTTAATGTCTTTAACCTTAATCATACTTAAGGTAACACCAACTGCATCACTAATCATAACTGTTCCCTCTTCAGGCATCTCACCTACGACTTTGATTTCTTCTAAGTCTACGGTTACATCACCCGTTCCGTTACAGTCTTCTACATCACAAACAAGTTTAAGGTTTACTGTTTCACCTACTGAAACACTTCGAATCTTAATAAACAACCACTCTAAATCAATCATCGGTATGTCATTAGGTTCGACCTTATCAAAAGTAACAGCTCTAATCAAGGTTTTAATTGACTCTAAACTTTGATCAGTGTCCTTAGCTTCTCTTGCAAGGACTAGTGCCTTTTGTTCTTTTACCAAAAAAGGACGAAATTCTACTTCTCGTCCATCACTTGGTAGCACCGTAGTATACTTCGGTGCTGATTGGATTGGTAATCCCATAATTTACTCCATTCTCTAAAAAAGGTTAGTCTCCTAGACCTAAACCTCGTGCTATATTTGAACCTCTAGCAAGTGCAGTATCAAAACTTTCTAATCGATTGAGCATTGACCCTGCTTTCTTGTTAAACCTAGAAGCTACTTTAAGACCATCTAGTGCAATATCTAAATAACGTCTTCCCTTATTTAGTGCAGACAACTCAGGTGTTTGTGCATACTCAGTTGAGAATGTTCTAAATGACCATGTCACACTAAATTTTAAAATTGAATCTTCTGTCATGCTCAAATTCATTGGTGCATATGACAGAGGAAATACATCGTAGAGTTTATAATGCATTGCAAACTTATCATCTCTTCGATATTGAAAGATATCCATTTCACCCATATATTCATCGGGATACATGAAGATGGGATGAACTGCACTACCCTCTACATTTTTACCTTGTGCAGTGAATATTTGTGTTTGCCATGCTTCTATAATAAAACGATCATAGAATGTTGAATCACAACGAAACTCTGTAGTCATCTGTTGAGAATCTTGGTCTACATTGTAGACTTTGTTTTCAAGAGGGCCATAGGTCGAATGAGTCTCAGAGGTAAGTTGTCTGCCTGGCAAAGTAGCAGTCTCTACTCTCCATCCTTCTAACTTTATTCCTAATTTAGGACAGTGTAAGTTTACACTAAACTGGTTAGTCTTTGCACCAACATCGAAGTTAGCTTTAAATTTATCTATCTGTGCCATTAGAATCTTGCCCTGCTTTCTGCATATACTGTGTTTGCATTAATGTTAAATTGTTGTGTTGGTAACATTGCAACTATCTCCCAATACTGAGGGGGGACTTCTGTGATTCTACTGTCGATGTGATTATAGAGATATTGTTTAACACAAGGTTTTGCATACTTCAATTGTGATGTTGCCATCAACAACTCATATGTCATTCTTAATCTTGTGTCTTCATTCATCTCCTCACTGTTGAGAAACTCAAAAAGACCATCCATCAGTCTTACACGATACCTTGGTGCAAGATAGTGTAGATTGATACCTAACATCCCTGTTCCATATCTTCGTATAGGGAACATGACTGGAAATCTATCCCAATAGGGAAGTGTCTCTTGATGTTTAGCTTCATATATAAACATATACATCTTTCCCAACTCCAACTCCACTCTAGATACAAAGTTATCGGTTTGTCTCTGAAGTGAATCAGGTGTAATTTTTATATCTCTAAGTTGAGAACGAAACCAATCGAGAGATTCTACAGACCTCTTTTGTATACTGGATGGTAGTTCGTTGTCTAAACGTTCAAGAAGTTTTCCCATCTAACTATTTATGCATTTATAGTAGATGCTCTTCAGTTAATATTCGAAACCCCATTCGTCTGTCTGCACAAAACTCTTCTGCAGCTTTCCATTTTGCTTGGTTTATCATATAGGTTGCACATTCCTGTAGATATCTTCTTGTTTGTCGTTTAGGTTGTTTGGGGGGACTGCACTGTTTTTTAGGTTTGACTTCTATGAGTTCACGAACACTTTGACCCTTACTGTTTACATACTTAATATAGAAGTCGGGAAAGTATCGATGCACTTTTTTGTCAATAGGTGAACGATAGGGTATGATGACTTCTTCACTTCCCCATTCTATAATGGCAGGGTTATTATCACAATAGACCATGAATCTTCTTTCCCATAATGAACGATAGAAGATTTGAGTGGGGTCACCCTTATACTTTTTATAGTTCTTCGGTTTGAACTTTCCTGAATAAGACATAAATAACAGTAAACACTTTAAACTATTTATAAGGTTTCTAATATGCCCTCAATTTCAAAACTATTGAATAAAGTAAATCAAGCAAAGTCAGCAGTCAATTCTGTTAAAGGAATTCAATCTAAGTTGTCTAACATCAACTATGCAAGTGTAGCGAATACAGATGAACTACTTGAACAAGCAGAAAAGGCAAAAGACTTATTAAACAGTAGAAGACAATCTTTAGAAAGTTCTTTAGATGCATCAAATGTTGCAAAGAATAAAGCTAAAAAGGTTCCTTGCACAAACTTTACTGAACTCATGTTTCCTATTAATGATGAGTTAGAGAACTCAATCATTTTTACAACTAGACAGAGAAAAAATCGTGCATCATCATCTAATGATGTGTCTAGAAAAAGTCTACTATCATCTGACGAACAAGTGGAGATTCAACTCTATGTTCCTGATGAACTTAGCTCGTCATCAAATGTTCAATATGAAGCACAAGGTGTTGGTTCAGGTGCAAGGTCAGCAATCCAAGCTGCTGGGGGTTTGTCACAGATTGGACAAGGTAATGTATTAGACGGATTAGGTGAGATGGGACAAGCTGCAATGACAGCTATATCCACAGGTCTACAAAATATGATGAACTCTGCAACAGGTAATGTGATGTTCTTTTTACAAG